ATTGTGAAGTATCTATTTTCTGCCACACAGTTACAGTGCTTATTAAACCATTTGCGCCAACACCTGTTACTATTATTACAGCAGAAAAACCTACGCTTGCAATATGAGATGTAGCGGATACAGAAGAAACTGAAACAGTAACACCTGCTCCTTCTACTACTGTTTCACTACCTGTGGCACTTGCAGCAACTACTCCTGTTGCTGATACTGTAACACCTGCTCCTTCTACTACTGTTTCACTACCAATAGTACTTGAAACTTCTACTCCTGTTACTCCAAAACCTAACCCTACATCAATATCACTAAGTGTTATTGATGCTTGTACTCCTGTAACAAAAATAAGAGCTTGTGGTATTATAATATCATTAATAGCACTTGAAGCTTGCACTCCTGAACTAATTCCAACAGTTATACCCCCACCTTCTTGTATAGAAACGTTAGATATTGTGCTTGAAGCCTGTACTCCTGTAGCACTAACTGTAACTCCAGTACCTTCAACAATTGTTCCAAAAACTGGAGTTCCCCAACCACTACTACTCCAAGTAGATCTACCCCATCCTTGATTACCAATATCTGTTGTAACAGATACTCCTGTTGCACTTACTGTTACATTTTGAGCGGCAGTAACAGTTGCACTACTAATTGTAGAAGCAGCAACAACACCTGTTTCAGATACAGTTACTGCAAAAGTGCCTTCACCCCACGGACCTGCATTAAATGTAGATCGCCCCCACCCAGATAAAATTGTTCCTGTTGTTGTAGCAACACCACCCATACCAGAGTGATTCGTACAATAATAATAAAGATCTGGAGCAGAAGCAGCTACTGTTATTTGAGTATATGCACCTGAATTTCCTGGAGTTCCTGATGTAGTTACATTAGTAGTGTATTGAGATCCACCACCATGTGTTCCATCATCAGTAGTCGAAAACCTAAATGGATGACTACTATTAGAGTTATCAGACTGATCAAACTTATAAGTTGCTCCCTCAAATAAGTTTAAACTAGCTTGTTGATTGCCATTTATAGCGTATTTATTACCGCCACCAGTACTTACAACGGTAACGGTGTAAGTAAAATGAGACATACTAAGCTATTCTAATAACCGCGTTATTTGCATCATTAGCAGGATATTGAATAGTAAAATCTCCAGAACTAGAAGATTTATCTGATCCAAAATTTAAAACAGCAACTGATGGTTTAGCCGCATGAGTAACTGTTCCAGCAGTACCTGCATTTGTTAATGAATGATTATATATAACTGCACATCTAGCATTACTAATAGTAGATGATGAAAAAGTAGTGTCTGCAAAATCTAAAAAAGCAGTAGGAACAGAAGATGAGTTATCTGTTAATCCAATAGTTACACTTCCTAAAACTTGACCTCCTGCGGTATAATTAGTTCCACTAACTTCATTAGTACTTGTATACCCTGTTAAATCTTCATTAGCATCTGATCTACTTGATGTAAACATTGCTACATAAAAATTGTCTGCTGAAATAGAAGAACCATCTCCACGAGAAGATGTTGTCCATCTATGAACACCTGCTAATATTTCTTTTTTAAAACTTCCACACATTGCTTGATTAATAGCCATTTATAACCTCCTTATAATTTCAGCCATGTCTTCTTGACCTTGTTTCTTCATTAATGCCCAAATTGTTGTTCTTTCACTTTGAGCCATCTTATTCATATAAAAAATAAGAACTTCTTTCAACCTATTTTTATGAGCAATAGCTTGATCTCGTATGACAGGAGGCGCACTATCGCTAACCATCATTATTTTATTTAAAGCCATTTCAGCTATTTCTTCAGGGCTATGACCTCTATTATTAGATGTGTAAACATTTACAGGTCCTAATTCACTAGAACTTTTATTATCTAACATTAAGCTATATCCCTTCTAAGGTTATCATATCTGTAAGAATCTCTTGTATCTCTTCCTTCTCCAAGATTTTTTAACCATTTTAAGGCTTCTGCATATCTTGCATTATATAACTGTAACATATCTGCTTCGCCTTTCATAAATGTATACGCTTCAACTAAAGAACCATATAAAAGAGCTAATTCAGCATTAGTTCCTAACCAAGATGTTCCATCAGTTGAAGCAGTAATTGAAGTTGGCCTATAAAAATAATGTAGTTCCATATTAAAACTAGCATTAGGAGTAGGAGCTAATATAAAACTAGATTCGTCCCAATTAGCGTAATACAAAGGAACACCAGTTGTAGCTGGATTAGGAGTGTAATCTTGTAAAAATGTTACATGTTTATATAATAAAAATTCATTTTTTGAATCGTTTACTACACTTAATGAAAAAGGCGATAAAAAATCATTAAGGGGTTTATTAAGAAATTTGTTTCCATTATTTGTTTGCCCTGATACATACTTTCTGAAAAAAGGTAATTCGCATTCTTTTAATATTCTTTCTTCTGCATTAATAATAAATCTAGATAATTGGGAAACAAAAGTTGTTTCTGTATTTTGCGTATAATCTTGTATAGCTGTTTTTAATGTTGTAAATGTATATGCCATTTTATTAACCTATAGGATAACTTGTTAAATGTGGATCGTCAACAGGTCCTGCGGTAGCTTTTACTCCACCACCTGATATACTTCCTATAGTAGCAGTTTCTCCACCAGTAGCTACAAATGTATATGAGTTAGATGTTACTAATGTACCTGTAGGAGCTATAACAGTAACGGCAAATCCTGTGTTTGTTTCTAACATAGATTTAGTAAAACCATCGAAAGCATCACATATTCTAAAACGAACAATATCTCCTGTAACTTTATTATGACCAGGTTCTAAAACAGTAATTATATTAGACCCTGCATCACCTGATGTAAAAGAATTAGGGTTTAAAATAACTTGAGATGGGGGTTCTTTTCTGTCTGTTCTACTAATACGTAGAGCTTCTGGATCAGGCTTTACTTTTCTTGGTTGTATTTGTGGTTGTTTAGGCTCATATTCATCTTTTCCTACAAAAAGACCATTCCATTCTTGTATCATATTTTTAACTTTATAAGATCTGCCTGATCTATCAGATATTCCTAAAGCAAATTTACCTGATGCATACCTAGCCATTTAAATTACCCTTAATGATGAGTAAGAAGGAACTAATCTAAGACCTGCTCTTTCTCCGTCTTCGGAAGCGGCTCTTTGAAACTCTTCTTCATAAATATCTTTTAAAACACCTATTCTATTAGGGGCTCTTTTTACAGCTATATAATAAGATAATCCTGCTACTAAACAAGGTAAAAAACGAAAAGGAATATCTCCTGTATCTACTGAAGAATCTGCATCCTGTATTCTTCTTACTCTATAATAAATAAGTTGATCGGTAGAATTTTCAGGAGAAGGCCAAACAGTCATAGTAGGAGTTATTTGTCTATCTATATAAAATTGAGTAGGTCTTCCTTGAGAATCTTTATCTGATATAGCTAAATAATCTCCTCTACTTAATCTAGTAGTAACTGTATCTGCACCACTTCTTCTAATTGCCACTTCTAAAACATCTACTGTTGACTGCGCATCTGCTAAAGATACCGCAGAAGAAAGAGTTGTTGTTGCTCCACTACTAGATCCAGTTAAAGTTTCAGTAGCTGAAAAAGTTCCTACAGGAATAGTAATAGTCATAGAGGTAGCAGTAGGTTTTGTTATAATACTAGCAGTAGCTCCTGAAGTTCCTCCTGTAATAGTTTCTCCTACTGTAAAATTAGCAGAAGCCGCTACAGTCATAGTTATAGTTCCTATTGGATAGGTAGCTACAGAAGAACTAGAAGATAAATAAGCTAAACTTTGAGTTATTTCTTCTACCGTCCAAAGATTTAAACCTCTATTTGCCCATTCAGCAAATAAAAGATTTAAAGATCTCCGGGCAGTTTTAGCGTCATAACCTGTTCTTAACTCTAACCCACATCTTTCAAAAGCCTCTTCTGCAACTTCTGCCATATCCAGATTAAAATCTGAACTTCCTGATGTAGTCATTAGTACTCCTTTATAGCTTCAATAATAACTGTATATGTATCATTAGATCCTTCACCGTGAGTTGAAAAATAAATATCTCCATCTGCACCAGTAGTTCCTTTAGCAGTATTAGGTATACCACCAAAACTAGTGAAGTCTAAATCACCTTGATAATTTGTAGGTAACTCAAGTAATAAAACATTGGTACTAGCATTACCTAATATTTTTACAGTTAAACCGTGAGTTGAAAACCATATTCTCGTTATTCTTACATTTGTACAAGCTTGACCTCTTGTGTTTGTAGCAAGAGCACTAACATCAATTTTTTTGACGGCAGTGCCCTCACCAGTATCCACATAAGTATGAACAAATGACTGAACAACTTTTTTATCACCATCTATAATAGTGGTATTAGTATTTGTATCGGCCATTATATTCTCCTATTAACTAGCTACATCGTAACCAAGTATTGTGATAACTAATTTACCTGCATCATAAGTTCCTGCTGTAGCAGTTCCACATGTAAGATACAAATATTGGTCAGCAGCAATTGTGCTACCAACTGTTCTTGAACCAAGAGTAGCATCACCACCATTAATAATTAAAGTTTCTGTTAAATCACCAATAGCTGTGTCTTCTACACCAGTTCCTTCAGTTGCTGAGTGTAAATCAATATCAGGGTCTCCAGTAGTAGGTGCTTCAAAACATTCCATAGTTACACCAAAAACTACACCTTGGTTTGCTGTTGTTACTCTTCCGATGTAAGCAACTCCTGCACCATCAGCACCAATAATATCTCCAGCTGTACCACCACAATTTAAACCAGTAAGGTCAATCATAATTGTTGTTTTAACTATATTAACACCAGTAGTTGTATCACTTTTAAATCTTTCTACTTGTGTAACATAAACTCCTGCTGTGCCTTCAATACCAGCATTTGCAACAGCTTCATTTGCCATTTTGTTTCCACTGGTAATTGTTATTGTACCAGTAGTTGCATTTTTTGAAACAGTCTCAAATCCGTTTTCAGATCTGACTGGACCGTTAAAAGTTGTATTAGCCATAATTTTTTACCTCTTATAAAGTTTTTGCCCTATGGTCGTATAAGCGTCTGCTAGGTCAGTCCACAGGGCAAGTTAAATCCTAGATTAAGCTCCTTGTGAGCCGTAAACACATCTTGGGTCTGAGAAACCAAAAGAGTATCTTTCTCTTGCTTTAAATCTCATATTTCCTGTGTCAAAGTCACCTTCCATCTTAGTAGACATAGGCATTCTTTCAAACTGAACGAAACCTCTTGGTGCATCTGTCTTAATAAAAAATGCATCAGTGTCTAATAAATAGTGGTTGACAGTATAACCTTCAGGAAGCATTCCCATGTTCTTCATTGCGTTAACGTCATTGTCAGCAGTCCCTGGTCTTAATGTGGACTCTAATATTCTATCAGCTATAAATTGTAGATTTGATGGAATTATTAGTTTTAAACCACGAACAGAAACTCTTAAACCACGCTCATCAACAAAACCAGAAATGTCAATTAAGGCATTTTCTAAGCTTGTTTCATTTAAATCAGCTGCAGTAGTAGGTTGGTTTCTAAAAGTGCTACCGTTTGTTAATGGATGATTTCCATTACATAATGATACACCGTCACCACCTGTTATTGTAGCGTCAAATGCGTTGTTTAAAACAGATGCTGCTTTAACCTGTTTAGTATTAGCCATGCTTCTAGCTAATGCTTTAGTGTATCTTGTAGCTAATCTATCATATAGATTATCTTCAATTGCTTCTTCAGTTATTGAAAAAGCTAAAGCAATAGTTTCATGGTTATACCTTGCAGTATAAGCTTCATTTGCATCGTCAAATGCAACTGCTGCACCTTCACTTTTTACAGGAGCAGAACCAAAACCACTTAACATTACTTCTTCTTCGAAAGCTCTCTCAGAATTTTCTTTGTCAAATATTTCAGTGTGCTCTTGTTCGTATCTTTGGTACTCAAGGCCAAATAAGGCATTAAGACCAGGTTCTA